CTCAAATTGTGTCATGTTATCTCTTGGCCCTGGGTTTGGGTGTTGTCTCCTCTGTGGATTAGTTTCCTGATTGGTATCATCATCCTTACTATTGTGTTTATCATCGCTGCTCTCGCAAAATGAGAAAAGTTGTAGTCAAACCTAAGAGTAGTAAAGCGAAGAATCGTTTTGCTAACGTCATGGAAGGTAATCCTGTCTGTGTTGTAGAACAGGATACTGGCAGTGAGTTATTCCTTGCTGCTGAAAACCGCAAATACTTCTTCTGGGTCAGCACACGCACTGGCACCAGTAGATTTGGTTCAATGATTGATGCTCACTGGGAAGTTGTCACTGAAATTAATGAGGTAATTCAATGAAACCTAAACTTTATCACATCCTTGATATTGCTGTTGAGGAAGGTGTCAAACGTGGATGGCATCGTGCTCATAAACATGTAGAAAATCCTACTGAAGAAAGTGTCAAAGAACATATTGAAGATGCTGTAATGTCAGCAATTCACGAATACTTTACGTTTGATGAATCGGAGTATTATTCATGAGTGGAGGACACTTTGGTGATTACTGCTACTTTCAGGTCTCCCAATTTGCTAGGGACTTGGAAGAAGAAATCCTCAACAATAACAAAGAGGATGAGTATGGTTATGTGAAGAACTATAGTCCAGAAACCATAGAGTATCTGGAAGAACAGGTGCATTATCTTCACAAAATGGCAGATATAATGTATCATATTGATAGATTATATGCCGCCGATCACGGAGAGGATAGTTTTATGGAACGGGTGAAAGAAATAGAAGACAAGTATGGATCATGGTAGACTATGGTAATGAAAAACTTAATGAAATTTTTAGAAACACATGGCCAAATTTAGGATGGGCAAAACGTATGAATGACAATTATGGACCATATCCTGATGAAATGTTTGAAGAAGCAGAGCGTCGTGAAGCAGAACGCAAGGCTCTTGATGCTCTTGATAAACTCTATGAAGAAAATGGTAATGCGATGACGAAACTTGCCGAAATTGAGAAGGAAGAAAAAGAAAAACTTGCTGCTGGTTTCAAACAGAATGAGAATGGTGAATGGTATCGCCCTACACTACAAGAACTCACACGAAATGAGCGTATTGAACTTGCCGAAAAAGAGATTGCTTATATGGTAATGGGCGGGCAAGATGGTCGTGAATATGCTAACTCGATTGCCTTTCTTCTTCAAGTATTGGATAGTCTGAGAGATAAAGAATTTGACTTTGAAGATAGTGCTGATGGGGTAGCATAATGAGTATACTAACATTATTGGGTATTGAATCCGAATTATTAACAAATATATCTACAAAAACATGTAGATTGTGTGGTAAAACAAAACCTATCACAGAATTTCACAAATCTGGCGAAAAACCAGGATGGAAAGGAAAACGACAACCTAGATATGTTGATGGATATAGAAGTGAATGTGCTAAATGCAGGACAAAAAATGGTCCAGCTCATTCTGGTGCTGCTGGTGTGTTGATGAAAAATGAAGGTCTTTTAAGACCTCCTCTTGGCACTCCTTGTGAATTGTGTGAAAGAATTGATCAAAAGTTGTTCTGTGACCATGACCATCAAACAGGAAAATTTCGTGGCTGGTTATGCTCTGGTTGTAATACTGCTTTAGCAAGACTCGGTGATAATTTAGATGGTGTAATGAAATTAGTAAAATACTTAGAAAAATGAGCAGATTTATTAAGAACCCAGACGAAATTGTTCTGGAAGATGTTAAGATGGTTCACTATGAAACCATGGAACAAGGTCGTGCTGTGTGGATTGGCATCTACATGAACGATGGCAAATTATACCACCTAAACATCGGTGGTAACAACCTTTACGTAAATTACAGCGATGAAAGTACCTACTAAATCTGAATTGATTCATTTCAAGATTCAAGCAGCAATGCGTGAACATTATTTTGAAGATGATCAAATGAAATATCTTGGGATTCGTGAGGGTGAGCATTGGTATCTTGTAGCAAATGAACATGAAGTACCAGTGTCAGCTATTGAAGATTTTGAATATGCTGGTGAGGTCTGATGACAAATTCAGATTATTATCGTGCTGTAGTGTTTGGTGCCGTGATTGGCATGGCATTTCTAGCACTATTCTACATGGTTGATACAGCATTTAATACTAAATCACAACCAACAAAACCAGCATCGAATTTTGAAGTGGTAGACCATTATAAAAGTTGTGATGTAGTTCGCTGGTCTGATGATATGATGGCTACATACAAATACTTTCTTTATTGTCCGAAATGACTGACAGAGCACAAAAATTAATGGATGCTATATGGCATGAGCGTAACACATGGGCTGATACTGAACAGAAACTTGTTGCTGCAATTATTCGTAAAACAACAGAATATGTGAGAACCATGACAGCACAGAAAATGGATAACTTGACAGTGCTGGACAAAGGCGATATGATGACGCTCTCTAAAGAGGTTGAAAACCTGTGAAACTCATTGATTATTGCCATTACGAAGATTTTGGACATGAATGGTATATTCAAGTGCTATCATGTTATCCTAGGTTTGCTCTTGTTGATTTAGTAGTTCAGTGGGATGAATATCCTGATCCTAGTTGGATTCCATTTCTAATTATTGGTTTTGGTCCACATGATATTGGATTCTCATTTAGATGGAGAAGTTTTGAGATTCGTTGTGATTTCTTTGATTTTGAACCACGTAATCTAAATATCTACCGAAGAGGTAGAACTGTTTATCATACATTAAAAAGTGGAGAATAAACATGGGTATGTTTGATTACTTTCGATCATCATATAATCTAGGAGAACAATTTACAAATGTAGAGTGTCATACCAAAGACATAGAAGAATATGGTATTAGTGGCACTATGACACACTATTGGTTAGATCCCAATGGTGTTTTGTGGTATCCAGACTATAGAGGTACTAATACATTTGAAACTATCGAAAAGGATGACCCACGGTATAGTGAAAAACATGCGTTTCTAAACTTTGAATGGGTGCCAACAGGTCAACATGGCACGTATCAACCACATTATATTACAAAATATATTGAAATCTACCCTGCTACCTGGGATGGTGAATGGGAAGATTGGCCACGGTTGAAATTACACTTCAAACGTGGTATACTACAGGACTACGAGAGAATTACACGATGAACATATTTGTAACTTCAGAATGGCCAGCAGAATCAGCAATCGTACTACCTGACAAACATATTGTCAAGATGCCACTAGAATGCTGTCAGATGCTTTCTCTTATTGCATCTAAATGGTATCATAACTATGGTCCACTACACAAAGCAGATGGTGATGCTTATCGTACAGAAAAAGGTGGTTTTCGTAATCACCCTTGTACAAAATGGGCAGCATCATCTATTCACAATGCCTACTGGTTAATTAAACATGGTATGAATCTATGTGATGAATATGCTGTACGATATGGTAAAATTCATTCGTGTTATAATACATTACTAGAAGCATATTATTTGTTTCCCAGGGGTAAAATTACTGAAGTAACACCATTTGTACGAGCAATGCCAGATGAGTATAAACTTGACACAAGCATTGACACTTTTACTGCTTACAAGATGTATATCGCATCCAAACCTTGGGTTGCATCTAATTATCTTCGTATGCCAACACGTAAACCAGACTGGGTGTGAGTTATGAATGCTGAATTAGATGGATTAACAGGTGCCCAAAAAATGCGTAGGGACAATTATATTGTAATTAGAAACTTTATCGAAGAAGATAAAGTACATCAAATGTGTGAAGATTATAAGAAATTTTGTGTAGACAACAATCTAAAAGGTGATTGGTTAGTAGAAAAATGTTATTCATATCATAATTACTTGCCATATCTTGAATTATTGATGCATAAATCAGGTTATTTTTCTGAATTAATTGGTGAACCTGTATTACCGACATTCACTTATTCTAGAATGTATCTTAAAGGAAGTAAATTACCTATTCATCGTGATCAGGCAAACTGTGAATTAAATACATCAGTTAATATTGGATGTGATAAATTGTGGGATTTTATGATTCACACACCATATCCAATTAATGAATCAAGAAGAATAACATTAAATCCAGGTGATGCTATATTTTATGAAGGAATGGGAGCATTACATTGGAGAGAAGAATTTGAAGGAGAATATTATTGTGGAGCATTTTTATGTTATGTAAGAAGTAGAGGTGAGCATGTTTCATGTGCTTATGATCATCTTTATACACATGGTCCAGGAGTTGTAGATACACATTATGTTCGAACACATGGACCAGGAATTAGACCAAAACAATCTTTCCACGCTGGATATACAGGAGAAGAAAATGACTGATTACAATTTTGATTATACCCCACTATCTTCAGAAATTGATAAAATATCTTCACAGATCGATCAATTAGAAATTGAATTTGAACGTTTTAGAGATGAAATGATTGAGACTGATAATACTCTGTATGAGATTCTTAACAGACTTGACATGCTGGAGCAAAAGAGTTATGATGTACCCAACTATTGATTGACACCATGTTTTCTTATCATAATGCCTGGCAAACGATGAATGACCTTGACATGGCAACAACTAAAATTACATCAATGAAGGAAATTCTTGATGTTGCTATTGAAGCAATGGAAAAGCATGATTATAATAAAGCAGAAGCATTGGTTTATGCCTCCATTGATTTTGTTAAATATTATCTTGATGAACATGATACCTTGTTTAAAAAAGCATGGGAAGCTACTGTAGTTGCTTGTAAAGATATTCCCGATCAGGAAGAAAAGAAAGAACATTCTGATCATTACTATGATTATAATAGGAATGATCCCGAACGGGAAAATCCATTTAAACCATTTACAACCACAATTACTGATGATGGTCTATTGGTTCTTCCTGATGAGATTCTAATTAAAATGGATCTCGAAGTTGGTGATTACATTCAATGGATCCCACAGGAAGATGGAAAAATTCGACTTGAGAAAGTTGACAACGTATCTATTGTTGAAAATTATACTGGAGAACAAAAATGATTACAGATTTTAAAAACGAAGATCATCGTAAAGAATGGATTGAAACATTTGGTAGCAAACTAGATGTATATGCTGAATGTTACGAAATGGTACAACAACGTTTATTTGGCAACGCTCACCTAGCTATTGCTGCTGGTGAAATGTATAATTGTGTTCGTGAAATTACGGACAGTCTAGTATACGACACATCATCTGAATTTGAGGTATAATAATGGCATTATCACAATCTGTAGAACAATCACTTGATGAAGCATCAGCAGCACTTCGTAATGCTCTAGCATATGCTGCTAGAGGTGAACGACCAGTAGTATGTAATGCTATTTCTGAACTTCTTTGTCGTATTGACAATATGAAATCATTTGATGGTATTCTCGATAAACTTGATGAGATGAAACTCGATAGAGATTAAGTTTCATTACAACAATATAAAATAATAATTAAGAACACAAGTATATTTGGTAAATAGTGTTAGAATATCCTAACAATCAGGAGTTATTCATGTCGCAATCAAGATCTTCCAATACAGATCTCACAACAGAAGAATGGAAAGAGTTAGTAGCACTCAAAGAACAAATTAACCAAAATCCAGCAGCAGTACATCCTGAAAAGATGGAGTTGTTTACAGAATTATTGGTGAGATCTTGGGACGCAAAGTGTGATCCTCCTAACACTACCATATGGCGAACTGGTCACCCGATGGATGAGTAGACAGTTCAAAAACTGGCACATACTCGGTTGAAATCCGATTATGTGCCTGTTATTATACAAAAGTAGTCAAGGGAACACCCCATGAGACCCTATCCACTAGGCATTGACAATCCTTACGTCATCCGTGCTATTGTAGGCACCACACGTTGGGGATTGTACACTCGTAATCCTTATCAAAAAGTTGCTGAGTTTGCTTCTCAATTTGAAGCATATGACGCTCGGCGTGCTATTCTTACTTCTATTGAAGCATGAACATGACAAATGATGATTGGGTGTCAGGATTTCAAATCCTGATGGTAATCTTGTTGATTGCTGGTGTCTGTGTTCTTATTGCTCATGACATCAAAGTTGATCATCAAAAATGTATTCAAGATGGTGGACAATGGGTTCACGGAATGAGTACATCAGGTAATTATCAGTATTATTGTATCGAACCTAAAGGATTCTAATTATGGCAACTCGTTCTCGTATTGGCATCGAACTCAAAAATGGCAGTGTTCTGTCTGTTTATCACCATTGGGATGGTTATCCTGAATGGTTGGGTCGTATTCTCAACACTCATTACAACACCCGCTCTAAAGTTGCTGAACTGATTGATGGTGGTGATATGTCCTGCTGCTGGACTGAAATCGCTTACTATGGTGAAAGCACTGGACAAGAGTATGGTCCTGAATACTATTCCCAACGTGGTGAAGATTGTCCTCCTCGTCACGATGCTGACCTTTGTGAGTATCTGCTTCCTGACAACAGCGAAGAGTATGCTTATGTGTTCCGTAGTGGTGAATGGGTGTGCTATAATATGCATCAGTTTGATGATACCAAACTGCCCGAAGTTGTCGAAATTCCTACTGGAGCACTTGCTGTATGACTGAAGAACAAGTAATTGATGTGGTTGCTGAAGAAGTAACCGAACAACCCGAACCTGTTGTTGAAGAACAACCAGCACCTCAATATAATCCATTTGAGGAGTATGCTAACTACAAAAAAACTGAATATAAAATGAAACAACTGCGTAAGCAACTTCAAAATAATGTGAAGGCAAAACGTGGTTTTGGATATGAATACCAGGAAATTGTTTTGCCAAATATTTGATAAATGGGAATGGGATGCGCCCTAAAAGACACC